ACCGTTCCGACAGCGCCCGTAGCAGAGACGCCAGTCGGAGAGACGTTGGCATCGTAGTTAACCGTTACCGTTCCGACATCGTTCGTGGCAGAGACGCCAGTCGGAGAGACGTTGGCATCGTAGTTGACCGCTACCGTTCCAACATCGTTTGTGGCAGAGACGCCTGTTACGCTGACAGCCGTAATAGTGGTATAAATAATGATAATCGCGCCTTGTGCGCCATTACCACCATTGCCAGATGTAATTGCGCTACCGCCGCCGCCGCCGCCGCCGCCGTAGTTTCCCGCAGAGGCTCCGGCTCCTCCAAGAGTTCCGCTGGAATTTGATCCGCCGCCACCACCACCGCCACCGCCTGAACCCGCTGTCCCACCTGCCGTAACAGTATATTCAGTACCCGCGCCACCCGCGCCACCTGCGCCACCAATAGTGGAAAGCGTAGCCCGTCCACCACCACCACCACCACCTGCACCATTTGCACCGGGATTACCTGCACCGCCCGGAGATGTTCCCCCAGTACCACCCGCTGCCGCAGAATAACTTAAACCACCATTACCACCTGCGCTTGGGTTAGTAGCTGCTGAGGGGATGCCTGTGCCACCAACACCGCCGCCGCCGCCGCCGCCCGAACCAGCAGAATTTCCAGAAGCGCCACCAACCCTACCAATACCCAGACTGCTACCAGCAGACCCGCCGCCAGCACCGCCTGATCCATTAGTGGTACTACCTGTACCGCCAGCGCCACCTGCAACGGTTGTCGTGCCAACAGCACCGCCTACTGACCCACCCGTTCCGCCACCGCCCCCGCTTCCGGCGAAAGTGCCAGCATTGGCAACAACGCCAAATACCGAACTGGAGGGAGCGGCATTCGTAGATTTATTAAACCACGTCTGTCCGCCTGTTGTGCCGTTAGTGGCGTTTGCCGTCGCGCCTGTTCCGCCAGCACCAATAGAAATAAATGCCGATGAAATACCTGCAAGGCTTATCGATGACGACGACCAGCCACCACCACCACCACCACCGCCGCCATTAGCAGTAGTACCGGGGCGTGAACCACCGCCGCCGCCGCCAATAGCGATAACAGTTACGCTGACCGAGGTGTCAAGGTCAGCAGGTACTGTCCAACTTGTTCCAGAAGTGAGGAGTACGGTTGCAGTTGCCACTTACGCCTACTCCCCGATAAAAGAGATTGGCGGGACAAAATTAGAGCCGTCCCATAACCAGCCAAAATCGCACATCACGCCATCTGGAATATCAATAAGATAAGTTCCATCAGGCGCGATGTCCGTGGCGGCATCGGCGACAATTTTATTTATGAGGGTATTAGTGGCTAGATCAATAACCGCTGCTGCCATCTGATCATTTCACATCCCATAAGTTAATATTAGGCAATGCGAATGATAGCGTTCGTAGCGTCCGCTGTTGGAAATACGATGGTGAACGTACCAGACGAAACGGTCTTGTCCGAACCAAAGGCAAGAACAGCTACGGCCTTATTGCTCTGCGTCGAGTTGTAAATCAACGCGCCGTTAGCGGTGAAGGATGCCGAAGACCACGACGTATCGGCAAAGTCAGCGAATGCTGTAGTACCGGACGAGGAAGTCGTTGCGCTGGTCAGGGTATTACCACCAGCCGTGTACGCCGTACCCGAAGTGTTGGTAATCTCAGCCGTGGTGCTGTATACCGTTGTCGCCGCGCTGAACGTCGAGGCGGAGGTATACAAAGCAAGTTTAAATGTATCTGCCGTCGTGGCAGCACGAACAACAGTAGTTCCGATTGCGTGAATCCCGCTCAGAAGCTCCAGCTTGAACGAGGTACACATTGCTTGGGTAATAGCCATTATGGTCTCCTTAAGAAATCAGCAAGTTTTGGATGACCGGATTCCTCAACCATGTGGCTTAGGGTAGTCCTGTCACAACGAATAGCCCGTTTAATATGGTCTAATATAACCTGTTCTACTTGAGATTGAAAGGCTATAGCTTGGTCCCGTATTACAGGGGGCGCTGTGTTTGAAACTTGAACAATACGTTCAGCGGCTCGTTTTGCCCAAAACTCTGGAGGATGTCCGCCGTTGTCCGAAGTGACAACGCTTACATCAAAAACTGAGGTGGAAAGTGGTTCAGTAAACATCAGGTTGCCTTCACTCTAATAAGCCCATCACGATAAGCATCAATGTCCTCACGCCCTTCACCGAAGTTCTTAAGACGCATAAGAGCTTCGTTCAGACGTTTGTCGTACAAAGCAAGCAAATCTGGCTCGCCCTTCATGTATACGTATGCCTCAACTAAGCTTCCATACAGGAGAGCTTCTTGGGCATACTGGCTAATCCACGTTGTAGCAGACCCCGTTGTTTGTGTCAGGCTTTGGGGGCGATAGAAATAGTGAAGCTCCACAGGATAGGTACTCAATGGAACTGGAGCAAGAATGAAGGAATTGATATCAAAGACAGCGTAATATTTTGGAACGCCCGTTGCCCCTGTTGGGTTATACTCTTGGAGATACTCAACATCTTTCTGCAACAGGAATACGCTTGATCCACCTGATGTGACACTAAGGCTAAATGAAGAGATGTAATCACTTGGAACAGCTAAATATTTGTTTCCAGCGGTTGTGGTAGCACTTTGGTTTTTACGGAATGTTGTAAGATCAACTGCAAACAAAATGCGCTCTTCCGCATTCTGAATGAATGTCGGAATATTGCTGTTAAAAGTTGTTTCATCATACTGCGTGAAGTCTTTAATGGCTTGCACGAGCGTATCATAAGTCCAAGCTACCATCAGGTTATCCCCACCGTGACCATTCCAATTATGCCCGTACCTCGAAGATCAACCTGCGGTTCAGGAAGAAACGGAAAGATCGAATCCCCAACAGGTACATCTATAGGCTCAAATCGAGAGGGACGAGGGTCCATCAAAGCCTGTGGCTCTGTAGGTGGAAAGATAGGCATCAACTGAGGATGCTTTGCTTCCCAACATTCAGGGCAGGTGCGAAGACCGTTCCATTCTTTTTGAAGCTGTAGATACTTATACTGGAAACCACAGCGGTCGCAAAGCGCAATAGCTCGCGAGCCATAAGCAAACCTACTCATGTCATCACGCGGTAGGAGCTTCTCCCCGGAACGAGGTTCAAAGCAGCCCTATCCCTGTCTTCACTTGCTGCCCGTGTAAACTCCTCATCATAGATGGCCTTCAACATTGTAGTGCGTTCTGGCGCTTTCTTGATGGAGAGATAATAGGCGAGACCCGCTGCCAAGCAGGGATAAAACCTGAAGGGCAACTGCATCGTATTCACACCAGCATTGGCATCATCCAGACGAACAAGCTTGTTCAAAACAAGGTAGTAAGTCCTATCTGGGATAGGCCATAAATACACGACAGGATTGATCTGGCGGTCTACAAAATACTGAACTGGACGACCTTGCTGGAGCTTGTTCGGAATATTGGTGTAATATTCGCGGCTCTTCCGATCCATTGTCAGGTCAGCTTGGGAGGCAGTGCCGACGTTCTGAGCAAACCGTGTCACAGCTTGTATGACATCGATATCAGAAGGGTCCAGTGTCACAGTTTGCTGCGCTGCGGCCAATGTCACGACAGTCTGGGTAATGGTCCATTGATTAAGGCCACGGTTGGCCCAATCGGCCAAAACAAGGTTCAGGCTACGACGCGCCGTGCGCTGATCGTAGCCTGTACGAACCTCAATACCGCAACGCTCATACGCCTCTTCAATGTAGTCAGAAACGTCAAGCTCAAAAGACTTTGTACCCGAAGAGGTCATTACATGCAGCCTTTAGCGCGACCGCCACCCTTAAGCGCAATGCCCATGCCACGAGTAGCAATGCCGCCGCCACGAAGAGCAATGCCCTTGCCTTTAACAGCAATGCCGCCGCCACGAAGACCTTTCATGGTTTGCTGCTTGTCATGCTGTGTGTCACCAGCAGATTTTTCCCACTGGTCAAGCGTCATGTTGTGCTTCTTAGCAAGCTTCTTGTCTTGTGCTAGATCAGCCTTAGAGGCTTCCCACTTTTCCATAGGCATCTTTGCCATTTTAGACTCCTTGTCATCGGCCAATAGGCCAGTTGTAATACGAGACATCAGTACATCGTCCCCTTGCCTTTGCCCTTTGCAGCGCAACCAACACCACGGATAGAACCACCACTAGCTTTCTTCACCATCCCGCCCTTTTTATATGGGGAAGGTGTATCGCCTGCTTGTCTTTGAGCAGCCTTTAAAGCCATTAAGGACTTCATGGTACGAGCATCTTTGCCAGCATTGTTAATATTACGCTGGCCTGTCTCAGCATTTTCGCTATCGCTTACGTGAGCATTCTCTGCATCCACGTCATAGTCGCTCATGGCTTTGCCGACACGTTGTGCCTCAGTCTGAGGTACAGAACTGCTCTTCTTCTTATCCAAAAGGTAAGAAAGCGCCGATGAAACTGGATCTTGAGGAGCTTTAGGAGCGGCCATGTTATTTACCTAACTTGCGTAGTGTCATAGCAAGATTAGCACGTCTTGCTGTGGTGGGGTTAGAAGAGTTTGCGGCAGACTTGAGTTTGCCCTTTGGAATTACAGCACCTTCTTTGACACCGAGAGATTTCCGAAGAGCACCCGGCTTCTTAATAGCATCCTGAATCCAACCGCCCTTTTTAAAGCCAACTTTGGAAGCATCTTGCAAAACAGATGTTGCCGCCTGTTGTTTGTCTGCTGCTGCCATCCCACCATCTGCCTTTTTCAAAGTACGAGATTGGTTCAAGGCAATAGCTATAGCCTGTTTAGGACTTGTAACCTTGGGACCCTTTTTACTGCCAGAATGAAGTGTTCCAGATTTGAACTCTTTCATGACAGTCTTGATCTTGTCGGCCTTCTTCATTTCTTCCTCGCAGCCCGCATATTATCAACAAGATTAGGATACGGTCTTCCGGCTTTTTTGGCAGATGCTTTAGCTGATGCCTTAGCAGCCTTAGTTAGAGGCTTAGACTTACCAAGGCCCTTGGGCCTTGGTTTATCCCAGACATCCTTAGCCATATCACTTACCCTTCTTGGGTTTGCCAATGGCGATCATGACAGCAAGACCGCCCTTTTTCTTGGGAATCGACTTACCCTTGATATTCTCAGGGCCTGACTTGGCAGCAGAACCACGAGGAGTTGACTTACCAACAATGCTCTCAGGTCCTGACTTGGCAGCGCCACCGCGAGGGGTCGATTTACCAACAATGCTCTCAGGTCCTGACTTGGCAGCGCCACCCTTTTTCATGCCCATAGGAGGAGCACCAGCCGCACGAGGCATCATGGCAGGAGCCGCAGGCATTGGCATGGCAGGCTTACGAAGCATACGAGACCGCATTTGACCACGCATTGGCATTGGCATTTGATTAGGCATTTGTCTTGTCCTTATACTTTTGAATGATATTACGAACCGTGTCTGTCTCATAAATACGAAGAACAGACCAAGCTATTGAGAACAGAGCAGCAATTTCCGGTAGAGCACCCATAAGCGTACCAAATACAGTAGTGACCGATACTAGGTCGATTGTATGTTTCATGCCTTCATCAAGCGAAACCATTACGATACTCCCGCATCGTTCTTAATTAACACGCCACCGATGTTGATACTGACCACTGCGGCAGCAGCGGCACTTGAGGCGATTTGAAAACGCAAGTCCGTCTTTTCAGAATAGGCAAATGGAAAGTGCCGATGTACTTCATACGTTGTATTGAACGGCGTCTGAACAACCAACTTCTGAACACCAGAGGATGAATTAGTGATAGCACGGTATGTAGTGTAGTTTGCACTGTTTCCGTTGAACGATGAATACGCACCATACCGCCAGCCATAAAAAGTATAGCCAGCAGGAACAGTATAAACAGCCATTTGTGTTGAGCCAAGACTGCTAGTTGTTCCGTTAAACACGCCTGTATTGATTTGGGCGTAGGTCGTTCCACTATTGGTCAGGGTGATGACACCTGCTGGATTAGTCGCACTTCCAGAGGAAACAAACATGCTGTTAATACGGAGATACTGATTAACAGTTGGTACAGAAGTCGTCCCATTAAGAACAATGTTTTCGGAAATGGGGGCATAGTTAGCATCTAGGCCAACTACTGTAATAGTTGCCGTGTCACCCGCAGATGCACTGACTAAGGACATCGTTACAGCGGAACTGGGAAATACGTACTCGGTAGTAGCCATATTTTCCCAAACAGTACGAAATAAACCTGCCGTGGCAGGGCTTGTGCCATACCCGAAGATATTGGTTGAGGTGTGCCACGTAATCTGGTTACGAGAAACCTGAAGCTCAAAAGGCTCATACGCCCCCGTTCTCGTAATCGAAGCTGGTGGTCTTGGGCTATATTTGATGTCGCTCATGTGATTTATCCTTCGAAGGGGTGGGGTGGGGAGGCTATCCTGCGGTCAAGCCTCCCCTCAAATCACATCAAGGAACCAAGGTGCCATTTTGGATGTACTCGACAACTAGCAAGCCAGTACCCGTGCCAGTGTTGGTCGAGGTGACAACGATATCAACATCGGACGTTCCGACGTTAATCCAGTTATTGGTCTGGGTAGCCGTTGTGGGCGCAGCATTAACTTGACCAAGTGTACCACCTGCTACACCGCCAGCAGCGGTGTACGCCGTAGCAGAAACTGTGTTACCAACGCCAAGGGTTGTGGCAGCGCCGGACCATACAGCGTTGACATACAAAGCAATGCTAAGAATTGTGCTTCCTGCTGGAATAACGATCTTTGTGGTGTAGACACCAGCAACTGTTCCATTTGTTGCTTGCGTGATCGCTTCCGTCTGGCAGAGCTGCATGTAGCCAAGGTTTGCTACATTATAGCCAAGAGTGGTGCCAGTAGTGAATTTGATTGGGCCTGCTTTTACGGGACCCGAAAAGGTAGTAACTGCCATTTTATGCTCCTGCACAATAGGGCCATGTTGTCTGTGCAGCGTCAGCCGGGGCTGTCAACATGACCGGGAATCCCGGTTGATTTACTCTAGTACAAAAAAGGGGCTGACACAAGGCCAGCCCCAGATTTTGTGTCAGTGACACACTAGATTAGAACGAACCCGGCGAGCCATACATGGCACGAGGATCGGACCAACCGAACGAATAACGCTCGCGGGCCTTGTAGCGAACGTTGCCTGTTTCGAAGTCGCCTTCAAGAGCGGTCTTGAGGGGCGAGCGAACAAAGTGTTTCATGCCGTTTGGAGCATCAGTCTTAACGAACCAAGCATTCACGTCCGTGAGGAAGTGATTGATTGCAAAGCCCTGTGGCAGGTAGCCGCCGGACTTGATCGCGTTGATGTCATTATCGGCAGTTGAAGTACGCTGTTCCGACTTGAGGAGACGTTCCGCCGTGAACTGGAGTGCAGGCGGAATAATCAACTTCATGCCACGAAGAGCGATCTTCAGACCACGTTCGTCGATGAACAACGAAATGTCGATGAGAGCCTGCTCAAGAGACGTTTCGTTAAGGTCAGCGGCGGTTGCCGTCTGGTTCGACCACGTACCACCGCCAGTCGTTGGGTGAGATGCGTTGATCAACGATACTGCGTCACCGCCAACATAGGACGACGAGAAGGCATTGTTGAGAACCGCAGCGCCCTTAACCTGCTTGGTGTTCGACATCGAACGGGCCAAAGCGCGGGTGTAACGAGCCGACAGCTTGTCGTAGAGGTTGTCTTCAACGGCTTCTTCCGTGATGGCGAATGCAAGAGCAATCGTCTCATGGGTATAACGAGCCGTGAAAGCTTCACCAGCGGAGTCATAAGTGATGGCGGAGCCTTCACCCTTGACTGGAGCCTGACCGAAGCCCGAGAGCATAACCTCTTCTTCAAACGCACGTTCCGAGGACTCTTCGTCGAAGATCTCTTTGTGCTGATTGTCGTAGCGGTCGTACTCCATGCCGAACAAGGCATTGAGGCCGGGTTCAAGTTCCTTGAGGAGTTGTGAACGAGTTATTGCCATGGTTCATTACTCCTTAGATGCCAGCGCCAGTGCCGTTGGCACCGTAGCGGTAGAAGTGGTTGTTTAACATCACAATAGCGATGCGGCCAGCAACCGTTGGATCGGAATCATTCGGCGTGTCTTGGAAGCCGAGGATACGCATATTCAAGGTGTTGGTCGTAGCCGCCGTTGAGACCGCAAGCTGTGCCGAGGAAAGACCGGAAGTCGTGCTACCGGAGGTTGCCGTCGAGAAGTTTGCGTTGTTGTGAACGAGCGTGTCAGCCGCTGCGGCATCGCAGTTGATCGAGAAGACAGCATCAGGGTTAGCAACGATAATCGCCGTTGCAGGCGTGTTAGCCTTAACGACAGATGTACCCGGCCAGTATGGCGACCACTTAGGTTTGCCAGACAAGTCGATGTAGTTGCAGCCGAGGAAAACGCCAAGAAGTGGAACCGTACCGCCAGCAGCAGCGCCAACGATATCGACCATGCCGTTGCTCAACGGAATAACAGGAGAACCCTGATAAATTACGTTGGACGAACCAGCGGTAGCAGTGGTCTGAATCGAATAGACCGAATCACCGTTGGTATTAGCACCACTTCCAAGCATACGATATGGGCGAAGCCCAAACGAGGCATTAGTATTTGCCATTGCTTAGATCCTTAAGAATTAGCCAGCCCTAGAGCCGCCAAATGTTACACGGGATTGCCGTTCAGGTTTTTGAATCGGCATAGTTGGGTTGTTCTCTCGCATGAAATCGTTGTCTACTGCTTCCTGCTGGTTATTAGCCTGCTGGCGGTAGTATTCATCACGTTGTTTAGCGAGATCGATTGGAATACGCCCTAGAACAAGTCCACCAACTGAAATCACTCCGGCATGTTTGCCGTCTTGAATTGAGGGTAGATCCCAATCTGGGTATTCGTCAGCGCGAACAAGTGCATACCCTTCGCGTAATCTTGCGGTAAGATTTTTCCGGTCATCAAGCCCGTTAATCTCCGTGCGGAGCCAACGGTGAGCAAAACCCTCTGGGGCAGGGGGTGCGTCCAAAGTGGACGGGGGTTTCCAAACCAAAGGTCTGGTAGTCTTGGTGCGGTCTTCGTCAGCGCGTGTAGGTCTAGCCATTAGTCGGCCCTTTCCTGTACGAGCTTCAGTTGCCGTTTGTAGTCATCATAGCTGACACCAAGCCGACGCGCAATTGTTTTTTGCGTGTCAGAGAGTTCCGTGTCACCAGAAGACTTCTTAACCTGTGCGGGACGGCCTGAAGCTACACTTGATGTTGGTTTTTTGGCAGTAAACTTTTGGGGAAACTCAGAACGGACTCGTTTGTCCAATTCTCGATAGTATTCGTCCCCTGCTGCATTATAGCCTTCCGAGATTAACTCATCGTGGATGGCATACGCCGCAGCCGTCATGACACGATCATTTCCAAACCAGTTATTACGTTCTGCCCAATTTTGGGCTTTCTGGTCGGGAACAACGCGCTGTTGGGGTGGAGGTGGAGGTGGAGCAACCGGACGAGAGTCTTCCTCCTGTCTGTAT